TGCTTGGCAGTACATTAAATGAAAATAGTGAGCTCTTTCGTAAATTGATCACATATCCCGAAAAAATCGTGCTAGCACTGGATGCAGACGCGAGACAGAAACAGGATAAGATAGCTTCTCTTCTCATGTCGTACGATAAAGAGGTATTTTGGGTGCCACCACCTGAGGAAGGCTACGATTGGGGCGACATGAATCCAGAAGAAGTGTATAACAAGATGCAAGCCAAATACCAGTACACGTCTAATACGAAATTAATGAATATGATTCAAGATCTGTAGGATAATTATTCTTATTGTAAATGCATGCACGATGAGGTATAATGTATCTATCCAGATCTATACGGAGAAGACCTATGAAGATAGTACATATTGCTGACGTTCATTGGCGTGGATTACAACGCCATGAGGAATACCGACGCTCATTTGAAGACATGTTTGCACAATGTAGGGAAATTAATCCCGATGCGATTGTCATTGCAGGTGACATTGTTCATTCAAAGACACAAGGTATATCTCCCGAATTAATTGATTCACTTGCGTGGTGGTTTACAGAGATGCATAAGATATGTCCTGTACATGTTATGCTTGGAAATCACGACGGCCTAGTACTTAATTCAGATCGGCAGGATGCCATATCCCCAATTGTGAACATGCTGAATCTACCGAGGCTATATCTATACAAAGGCACCGGTGTTTATCCGGATCCACACCTCCAAGACGTAGAATGGTGTGTTTATTGCCCATTTGATACCGCTGGATACGATACTTTAAGACCCAGTGGTAAGAGACCTATATCTATCGCACTCTATCATGGTTCAGTTTGGGGTTCTCACACCGATGGTGACTTCATGCTGGAAGGTGAAACTAAAATGTCTCGTTTTAGAGAATTCACATTCACGATGTTAGGTGACATTCATAAGAGACAGCAGATGGATGCTGAAGGCCGGATACATTACCCGGGTTCTACGATTCAACAGAACTATGGTGAAACGCCAAATAAAGGCTTTTTATGTTGGCATATCAACGATGCTAACGATTTTACCGTCAACTATCACCAAGTTTCGCATGAAAATCCGTTTGTAACAGTCGATTGGCAAGGAAACATCGTTGCTACCATCAACAAATGCGTGGAAACATGGCCGAGAGGAGCACGTTATAGGATCCGAGCTAATGAACAACTTGATCCAAAGACGCAAAGAAAGGTATCAACTGTCTTGCGTAGGGAATATGACGCCCATGAAGTGGTGTTCAAACTAGTTCCGAAAAAGGCTGCACAATCAGATGACGAATATATCGAAAAATTAGAAGTTCTAGACCTTTCAAATAACGAAACACATAAGGAACTATTACGTGAATATGGATCAGATGAAGGTTTTACTGAGTCATTTTGGTTGGAATGTGAAGAAATTATGGATAAAACCATAAAGGAACTTGACTATACAATTCCAGCCGCTAAGAAATGGTCGCTTCGTAAGATGAATTTTGACAATATGTTCGGTTATGGTCCTGATAATACAATCGACTTCTCTAAACTTAGTGGCGTAGTTGGTCTATTTGGCCAGAATCGATGTGGAAAATCTTCTATTCCCGGCACTGTCATGTATGCACTCTATAATTCAAACGATAGAGGCCTCACATCTAACGCACACGTCGTAAATTATCGCAAGAAAGAAGGCAATGCTGATCTCACATTCTCAGTCAATTCCAAATTATATCGTTTGGAACGACAATCTGTGCGATATACGTCTAGAAGAAAGGGTACTGACGGCGCACAAACCTATCTAAATTTATTTGAAGTAGACGAAGATGGTTGCATCATACGAGACTTATCGGGAGAACAGCGAAGAGAGACAGAAAAAGAACTTCGTGATCTTATCGGATCACCTGATGAGTTTATGATGACCTCATTCGCAGCACAGGGAAACATGAATGCCTTCATTCAAAAAGGGAGCACCGATAGAAAGAAGTTGCTCTCAACATTTATGGGCCTAGATGTCTTCGAAGTCATCAATAAACAGATCAGAAGTGAAGGTGAAGGCATTAAGTCGATACTGAGAAGAATGGATGAGAAAGATTGGGTAGCTGAGATACGAAATAAGCGACAAAAGATCGGTCAACTAACCGAAACTAACGTTGAACTTAAGATGGAAACAGATCAGCTCAAGGAACGATTGGTGATTCTACAAAATCAAGCCAATGAAGAGTCCAACGGAGACTTTGTAGATCCTTCAGTCTTGCTAAGAGCCGAGAAGAATTTAGCCACTAAGAAAACTCAACTTTCAAAACTTCAAAATTCTATTGATACTACCAAAGAAGAAATAGAAGCACTGGAGATAAAATTTAGCAAGTACGACAACATCAAAGCTACATTTCCAATCGAAGGTTTTCGTCGACGTTTAGAGAACTTAGAGGATTTAAATCGTTCTTTGGTCAAGCAAAAGAATCTACTTGACAAAGAAAACAGAATTCTTAAAGGTCAAAAACACTCTGTGTCTCTTCTCAAAGAAGTTCCATGTGGCGATTCCTTCCCAACATGCAAATTTATAGCAGAATCCCACAGAAATAAACAGCTCATGAGCGAACAAAAGATTCTGGTCGGTGAATTAAGAGAAGAAGTTGCTAAAATGAAGGAAAACGTAGAAGATTTACAGGGAGAAGGCCTTCGAAATAGAATAGCAAAATACGAAGGAATGTTGCGCCAAGAAGCAGAAGATAAAATAACCCATGCAAGGCTCGAGTCATCCATTGAAACAGTGCAATTAAAGATTGGTAGACTATTCAAAGACATAGAGCAATTAGAAGAGCACATATCTGTTCTCAAATTGAAGCTAAACACCGATAAATCAGAAGAATTAAAGAAATTACAAAAATTAATTACGAAGGTTGGTCTTCAAATACAAACCAAAGACAATTCATTCATCGCTAACATCCAAAAAATCGGAAAATACACGGCAGATATAGAGCAACTTAAGAAAGACCAGCTAGAGTATGATAGGTTGCAAATGGAGTACAAGGTGTATGACTTTCTTCAGAGAGCAACCTCTTGGAGAGGGATCCCTACGCAGGTCATGTCGAAACAACTCCCGGCTATCAATGCTGAGCTTGCAAAGATTCTTTCAGATGTTACCGGTTTCACGATAGAGTTGGAAGTAGACGAACGAAATACAGATATTTTCATAAATTATGGCGATACAAGACGTCCAGTCGAATGTGCATCAGGCATGGAAAAGATGGTGTCTTCAATGGCTCTTCGAGTAGCGATGTCAAATGTATCATCACTAAGTAAATCCGACATGTTCGTAGTAGATGAAGGGTTCGGTGCGCTCGATCCACAAAACATAGAGTCGGTTGTCGGCCTGCTGCATCGTCTGAAACGATACTATAGACTGATCCTTGTTATATCACACGTGGAAGTCATTAAAGACTCCGTAGATGACGTTATAGTGATCACAAGAGAAGGAGTTGATTCGAAGGTGAAATATGAATAAAGTGATTGTTGTCAAACCACAGGGTTACAAACCCGAACCCAAGGATTGCCCAATGTGTGAAAAGGCATTCACACACGTAGGTGATATTTTGTGCTTTCGAAAATATGGTTGCTGCGAAGCTTGTGACATAAAGTATAGATACTCAAATAGAGAAAAGTTGGAAAATGCACAAAAACCAGATAATTAAATACAAACAGGAGATACCTTATGTTAGACATACATGAATTACGAGTGCTTGGTGGATTGACCCAAACATATTTCGGCAAAACATCGATTAAAGAAGCAGGACATGCGATTGCGTATAAAATAGTGAATCATTGCGATGATGGTCACACTTTGGAAATTCGATACGAAACGATTGTCAATGTGAACCCTGTCGAAGGCATTCAGACAGAACAACAAAAACAAGATGATATATCAATCAAGGCAATAAACGAAGCAGTCAAAGAATTAAAAGCCGATTTCAAAGAAGTTGCTGGCCGTGCTCTTAAAATCAAAGAGTTTAAGTCAGATCGAAGTGGACAGCAGCCGCTGTTTGATTCACACCTTGAGATTTTTTCGTTTAATCCTTCAATTCTCCGTGGTAAATACTATAGAACCATACAATACCACGTAGAATAATGGCATCGATAAGAAATAACAAACAAGCACAGATCAAAGAGATCATAAAGTGTGGAAAGGATCCTTCGTATTTCTTTAATAGATACGTAAAAATCCAGCATCCAGTACGAGGTGCTATTCCTTTCAAAACTTATGATTTTCAAGATCGATGCGTAAATGATTTTAGAGCAAACAGATTCAATATAGTTCTAAAATCAAGACAGCTTGGCCTATCCACAATCACCGCTGCCTATGCGATGTGGATGGTGTTGTTTCATAAAGATAAAAATGTGCTAGTCATTGCAACAAAATTAGCGGTGGCTCAAAATTTCATTAAGAAGTGTAAATTTTTGTTAGCTTCGTGTCCAAAATGGCTTATTCTGCCACAAGTTGTAAAGAACAATTCTCAAGCTATTGAGTTCAACAATGGATCTCAGATCAAAGCGATTCCCACCTCAGAAGATGCTGGTCGCTCAGAAGCATTGTCGCTTCTAATTGTAGATGAGGCTGCTTTCGTGAGAAACTTTGATACATTATGGACAGGTTTGTACCCTACGCTATCAACTGGTGGTGAAGCTATTGTCTTATCTACACCAAACGGTGTCGGTGGTCAATACTATGATCTTTGGGTATACGCAGAGAAAGGTGAAAATGTTTTCAATCCGATAAAATTACCTTGGGATGTTCATCCTGATCGTGACGAAGCATGGTTTGAAGAAGAGACAAAGAATATGTCTCAAAAACAAATCGCCCAAGAACTGCTGTGTGACTTTGCAGCATCCGGCGAAACCTTTCTTAGAGTAGAAGACATTGAGTATATCCGAGATTGGATACGTCCTCCTATTGATCGTTGGGGCCCTGATATGGGAGTTTGGGTTTGGGATTACCCTCTGAAGGAAAAGAAATACGTAATTTCCGCCGATGTAAGCCGAGGTGATGCAACAGATTATTCCACTTTTCATGTAATTGATACTGAAGCTTCGCGAATCGTAGCCGAATACCAAGGAAAATTGCCGCCAGATAGATTTGCACAATTATTAGCAGAAGCTGGAAATAGATATAACGACGCATTGTTGTGTCCTGAGAATAATTCATACGGTTATGCAGTAATTATGAAGCTGAATGAATTAGATTATAGGAACATGTATTTCCAAAATGACAAAGATAGATATAATTACATGTATGGCAATAAAGACATTGCCAAAATAGGTTTTCAGACTAATTCGAAAACCCGTACACAAATACTGACGAAATTGGAAGAAGTGTTGAGAACCAAACAAGTAAAGATTCGTTCCAGTCGGTTATACGAAGAATTAAAAACCTTTGTATGGAAGAATGGAAAAGCGCAGGCAATGAAAGGTCAAAATGACGACCTTATCATGGCCCTTGCGATAGGCGTTTGGCTTTATGATACTTCTCCACAGTTGTCAAAAACAGGCACTGACTTAAACAAAGCGATGCTAGCCGCATTTGCTGTGAACTCCACACAAGTCGAAGACACTGTGTTAGATCACACCGGTGAAAAGATTCAACATCAACGCAGAAGCGTAACATTTCCCGGCTCGAGATCTCCATACGGTGATTTTGATTGGCTAAAATAAAACTAACGTATAATTATTGGTTAGTTAAGGAAGGTATGAACGAATGGCAGAACGAAAAACCCCAGACAACCTGTTTCAGCGACTTACGAAGCTGTTTCGATCCGGACCAAGCGTCAAGCGCAAGGTTAAGAACTATACAAAGGCTGAAAAGAATGCTTCTTCTGCCGTTGAGCTTTTCAAAAAAGCTCATTCAGACGTGTACAATAGCACTCTTTCTGCTTATGGGACTTTTGACCGCATGGCTCGGTATAGTGATTTTTCTGAGATGGAATCTACCCCCGAGATTGCTAGCGCCTTGGACATC